TCCTTTGTGGGGGACCTGGCCGTGAGGCCGATGGTAGTAACCTACCCGGTTTCCCTAACGGGAAAGCCGTTGAGAGAGCATTGTATGAGGATCAGGCAGACGATTACTGGCGGTTTTACGACCCCCTCTTCAGTCTATCGCCCAAATGGTGTTGTTTACACCACCGGCATGACTGGGGAGAGGGTTACGAAAACTGTCCAGGACGTCCTGACCCCTGGTTTTCAAGCTCTCAAGAAGTGTGGCGCTTACCTGCCATACAATCCTTTCTCCGTAGAGACATTCACGGAGAAGAGGATAGCGGGTCCGGTGAGTATCGTCATCAACGGTGTGACTGAATACTCGGGCGGTGATGCAGTAAATTACATCAACCCAACCCGATTAGACACCACTCCGTATAACGGCTGGTTTCAACAAGCCGTGAATGATGCGGTTGCAAAAGCTGCTTCCGCTGATGTTGACGTACTCACCGCTATCGCCGAGTATAGGGAGACCCACTCGACGGTAGCCCGCATCATAGGTAGTTTTAACAGATCTACCCTAGGTGCGGCGGTCAAGGCAGCCCAGCGCGCGAGACGTAGGCCCGGCCTGGCCCTCAAGTATTTTGAGGACTGGTGGCTTGGCTATCGTTACGGCGTTAGGCCACTTCTTATCACAGCCGACCAAGCTGCCAAGGCGCTATCAAAGGCGTTGCAACAGGGCGGTGTGCTTGTGACAAAGAAAAGCTACTCGCAAACGAACTTCAGTTTCCCGCGAACGGTTGGGCCCACGGGTTCTCCATGGGTCCAGACAGATGATTACCAACAAGTTGGTAGCATTTCCGTATGCGGCGGTGCCGGTGTCTGGCACTCCCTTCAGGCTACATCAGTCTGGGGTGGAGATATTGCTGGAACTGCTTGGGAGGTTGTACCTTACTCCTTTGTGGTCGATAGGTTTATCGACATTGGCACCTACATCAGAAGTTCAACGCCCCGCCTGACGGGCAACCTTCGGTACTCCGGTTTGGGTGTGGTTCACAACTACACCTCTACCGCACAGCGTCGCTGGACTTACACCGGTGGTTCTGGTGTTTGGTTCGGCCCGCTGACCGAGTGGAAAATCAGGCTCTACACCCGGGTATCAATGCTCCCGGGCTTCCCGCCCTTTCTCCCGAGGGTTGACGCTCCATTCCTCCTCGATCTCGCTTTGCTTGCCTCTCAAGGTAGGCGGCGAGTATTAAAGGCCTTGCAGGGTTAAATCCCGGGCCATCGAGGTCCTTCGTCCTTGAAAAGGAGACCGTGATGCAAATCACGACTGGTGCTACCCTCTCGGGTGGTACCTCCGTTACGCTCGCTCCCAGTGGCATTACGCCGCAGAAGAGCACGTTCACAACGCCGACGCATTCGCGCCTCGAGCCCCGAGTTGTGGAGTTCACCTCCTCACCCGGTACGCCGATGCAGAACACGCCAGGTGTTGCACGCACGGGGCTGAAGATCTCGTTTGCAAAGCGAGATACCCCAGCCGGGTGTTGCGACCCACGCGTGGGCGCAGTGATCCTCGACCTTGGGGTCCGCTGGAATCTCAACCAGCCGGAATCCCTCGTCGATGACGTCATTGCGTACATTCGTGGCCTCGTCTACACTACCGCTTTTGTCGACGCCGTGAAGAAGGGCGTGCTGCCGACGACCTAACCATGGTCCCGGTCGCATAACCCTCACACGCGTCTAGCGGTGGGTAGAACTTCCAGTCATACCTCAATGAGGATTTAGACATGGCTTTAACTAAGAGCAGCAACTCTTGGCGGAATGAGGAAACATCCGCAACGTGTGCAGCCGTTGCCCTGGCCTATGCTTCCGATACCTTCAACGGAGAGGACCTTCTAGATGCT